AGGTAAAACTACATATATTCACGGCATTGGTTATGTTCAAGGTACTCAAGCACCTGTTTATAAAGACTACGATCTAGGTGACAAGATAGTAACTATGGACTCTCAAGGAAACATAGTAAAAACTATGGCAAAATCAGCTACTCCTTCAGGACTTAAAGAAGTTGATTTAGGAAATAAGACAGTAATGGTAGATTCAGGTGGAAACATAGTAAAGGAATACAAGAAGGGTTTGACACCAAGTGCTGCACAACCTAAAGAGTTTAAGTCTCCTTCCTATACAACAGCTAATGATAATGCTGGCGGATTGATGTTCTTTAATGAGAATAAAAAGCCTATTAGTGTTACAGCATATCTTCAAGGAATGTCACCTACTGGACAATTCACTCGTTCAGATATGGCTAACACATTATCTCAATCTAATAATCCGAATGATATTCAATTATTGAAGGATCTAAAAGACCAGAATATATCTTTAGAAGATATACAGAAAAAGTATCCTTGGTTATTCCAATAAGGAGACATAATGCCAATAATTGATGATATATATGGTAAAACAACTCCAGAAGTTAAGAAGTCTGGTATTATTGATGATGTATATAAAAATACATCTGTAGAACCTACAGTACCGGGAACTAATGAAGAAAAAGTCAGAAGTTTACTCACTGACTTAACTTCTAAAAAATCTATATCTCCGTCTGTTCAAGGACAGGGAATAAACTTTCAACAATCAGCAAAAACACAACAACCTAACGCTGTACAAACAATGGGTAATTTTCTAAATCCTAAAATTGGTCCGCAAGCGACACTTCCACAAAAACCTCAATCATATCCTTCTGTTAAAGATGCTATAGGATCTCTAGTAAAATCAATTATTTATGGGATAACTCAACCTACAGTGGCTGGTACTGGACCTGAGCAAGGTCCTATTCCTGGACAAAATGTAGTAAATCCAGCTAATGAGATGACCCCTCAACAGATACAACAGTATAACACTCAGGCAACTCAAAGAAATATACAGGGTGACAATGCCAATGGTGCTACTAATGTTGCTTCATTTCTAGGTGATATAACTGCATTAAACAATCCAATAACAATAGGTATGAGAGCCGCTGGAAAAGTCCAAAATGCTACTACAACCGAAGCTAGAGTAGGTGCTGGTGTTGAGGCTCTAACAGCTCTTCTAATGAAGGGTGCTATTCCTAAGGGGACTAACCTAACAACAACCGAAGGTATTTTAGAAGCTGCAAATAAATCAAAAGATCCTGTTGTAAAAACTTTGCTTAATAATATATGGAAAAATGTACCAAGTGCCACTGGAATCGGTGCTGGATTTGGCTTATCTAGTGGATTGCAAAATAATGGTAATATAGAAGAAGTTATTAAATCTACTGGTAAAGGTGCATTGACTGGTTTGCCTTTCGCTATAGTCGGTGGTGCATTTCAAACGGCTATAGAACCTAATGTTACTTTATCTTCTATGGAAGGTCGTACGATCACCATAACTAAAAAAGATATAATGGATATGCAAAAAGGTACTGAACTAACACCACTTCAAAAAGAAATAGCAGCCAATATACCTTCTAATGTTAGATCTCAAGCCGTAAAGACTGGATCAGTTGACTATACAATTCCTAAACAAACTACTGCTAATATAACTCCATCAAAACTTGGTGTCTTACTTGGACAACAGGGACAAAATATAACCTTGCCTAATGGTCAAGGATCTATGTCTCCTACAGTAATGCCAACTCCACAACTTAATGAACTTAATAGACCCGTAGAAACCACTGTAAAACCTTCTACAATCGTTCCTGCTGAAGTTTCACAAGCTAAACCGATAACTGCATCAAACGGATTCAAAATTCCAGCAGATGAACCTAGTTTGTTAAAGCAAAGAAGCGATGCAACTAAAACATATCAATCCATTGGTATGTCCGATGCTATGGGTAAACAAAAAGAAAACGCTGGTCTTAAAATCTTAGAAGACCAATACGAAACTCCTCAAGGAAAACATCTTGCAATGGATGAATTAAGCACTCAGATAAAAGCTGATAACATAAAACCTAATGCAGATGGCACTATAACAGTCTATAGAGGGGGCACACCTTACGCAGGTAATAAACTGACTTCGGTGTCTACAGATAAAGCGGAGGCCGAACAATTTGGCAATGTCCAAGAATTCAAAGTAAAACCAGAAGATATTGCTGTTTCAAAAGGACTAGATCCTAATGAGTTACTTGTAAAGACAGAAGTTATCTCCCCTCTTAGTAATGAAGCAAGAAAGTATAAAAGTGATGAAGATTTTTTTCTTAGAATGGATAGAAATACAAGAAACGAATTGTACAATCAAGGTATAAAATCACAAGAAGCAATTAGAAACTTCTGGAAAGAAAGCAACAAAGGAATTAAGAGAGAACAAATAATAGATAGCGTAAATCCGACAGGTGGATTATCTGGTGGCGGATTAAGTGCAGAATATAATCCGCAATCAAGAATGACTGCTAAACTTGCAGATAATATTACTACTCTTGACAAAACAATGGGTAAGTCTCCAGACGAGATGATCACAATCTACCGTGGAGCTCCAAAAAATCAAAAAGAGATAAATCCTGGTGATTTTATTACAATAAATCCAGAATTGGCTAAAACTTATACTGGAGATGGTAATGTTATATCTAAGAAAGTAAAACTAAGCGATATTTTAGATGACAAAACCGAACCACTTGGAGATGAATATCTATACCGACCTTCCAAACCATCCCCAAAACTAGAGACACCACCTATTACACCTAAAAATACACCAGAGATCACAGAAAAACCAACTGGAGTTTCTAAAATAGCTCAATCAGTAAATCAGAAAGCTATAGAACAAAAACTTACTAAAGGTTATTCAGAGATAGCTGGTTATGATAAACAGACAATAAAAGAACAATCTGAAATGGGTGCAGATCTTTCATCTAATCGTGATAATCTTTTAAGTGTAGTAAAAGGAGAAACTTCATTACCTGAAAGAATGAACCCAGTCTCTGCTATTATTGCAGCTGAAGAATATATCAAAAAAACAGGTGACTTAGAAATGTCTCAAGCTCTTGCAAACTCTCCACTTATATCTGAGACTTCAAAAGCCGCTCAGATTATGCGTATGGCAGCGGAAAGAGAACCTGACTCTATAACTGCTAAATTCCAAGAGATTAAACAAGCCAAGATAAAAGCAAATGGTGGAGAAAAGAAAATACAGAAAGAAGTTGTTAAGAAAACAAGTGAACTTAAATCACTCGCTAAATCAGAAACAATAAAAGGATCAACGCAATGGAATAATATCCTAGAAAGTGTCAAATGCAAATAAATTGTTTATTACCAGAAGTTGTAGATAAGTTTAAGAAAGCTATTTCTGATGGGAAAATAGATCCAGATGATCTTCTTGTTAAGGCTTCTCGTCTTGAAATTCTTGAAAGTATCGTAGGAAAAGAAAATCTACACGATGTTAATGCTTTTTTTGAGAGTAAAATACTTCTTGTAAATCAGAAACAAGGAATTATAAACGCTGTCAAAAAGATGTCTGGTATTGATACTAGAAACAAAGAAACACTTCTTAAAAATGCACAGATAAAACTAGATCGAATAACTGAATATATGGATCCAGCAAAAGAAGATAAATTCCTAGCTGATCTAGCTCAAGAACAAGTAAACAAAAAATATAAACTTTATATAAGTCCAGAAGAGACCAAATATATTGTAGAAGCAACTAAATCAATAGAAGAAGCAAAATCTAAGATAGAAATTGGCGTTACACCAGAAAAAAGTCCTATTAGATTGGATTATGGACTTAAACAGAGACTTCTTAACAAGTATATCGGTGAACTGAAAATGAACGCTGGTAAATTATCTTTTATAGAATATCTTAAGAAACCATCTCGTTGGTTAGGTGACTCTGTTAATCTAGTAAGTGGAACGTTGAAGTCCGCTGTAGCTTCATTGGATAACTCATTTTTTGGTAGACAAGGAATAAAAGTTCTATACACAAATCCAGATATTTGGGCTAAGGATTTTGGTAAATCATTTATAGATATTGGAAAACAACTTTTTGCTAAAGGCAAAATATGGACATCTGGTAACGATGCAGCAACGGATATGATATATGCCGATGTTCTATCAAGAGATAATGCTCTTAATGGAAAATATAAAGCTACAGGTGTAGATATAAACCTAGCTACTGAGGAGGCTTTTCCTACAAGTCTTCCAGAAGTAATACCATTATTTGGTAGACTTTTTAAGGCATCAGAAGTTGCTTATAATGGTGCAGCAATAAGAATGCGTGCTGATCTAGCTGACCGTGTGATTGCAGGTGCTGAAAAATATGGTGTTGATGTACTAAATGATGAAACAAACATTGGCGGATTGGTAAATTCGATGACTGGTAGAGGAAATCTAGGTAAACTTGAACCAATGGGAAAAGAACTAAATGTACTATTATTCTCAATTAAATTCCTAAAATCTAATATAGATACACTTTACGATGGTCTAACAGGTTTACCGAAAATATTAAGTAAAGCACCAGAAGATTTTGTAGCAAGACAGAATGCACTTAATCTTCTAAAGATGATCACATTTATATCAGGCATACTTGGAACTGCAGGTGTTTTATACCCTGGAAGCATTACCCTAGATCCTAATAGTTCTAACTTTGGTAAGATAAAGATAGGAAACACAACTTTTGATGTTACTGGTGGTATGGGATCATTAGTAACCTTAATAGCGAGATTAACACCACAGAAAAGATCAGAAGGTTTGGGCTGGTACTCTACTAATGGAAAGACTGGAAAAACGACTAAGGTTAATTCAGGAAAATATGGAGCACCAACTGCGTGGGACTTCCTAACTAACTTCTTGGAAGGAAAATTATCTCCAAGTGCTGGTATCGCAAGAGATGTATGGAAAGGACAGGATTTTTCAGGTAAACCTGTTACTGTTTCTAGTTTAATAAAGAACGCTGTTGCACCTATCATTATTCAGAACTATAATAGTCTTAAAAATACTCCTAACTCAGCTCCTATAATCGCTTCTATGATATTAGATGGATTAGGAATTTCTTCTAGTACATACAGCACTACAACATCTAGTATAAATAACGAATTTGGTAAAAGTCCATTTGGCAATGATCTGATAAAAGAATTTGATAGATTAAACTCTACAGGAAATAAACCTACTTTAACAAATCCTCAAGATAATAAGAGTTGGCAAGGTCTTAAAACTCAACTAGGAGATAAAAAGTATAATAAAGCAATAGAAGACTTTAAGTCTACTTGGGCACGATCAGATGATAATCTTATGAAACAAGATATGTACAAAAAAGCCTCTGATGAAGAAAAGAAGAATTTATTAGATAAAATAAAATCCGAAGCAGAGTCAAAGATACAAAAAGAAGCAGGTTATAGAGAACCTAAAGCCGAGAAGACTAATAAACTTCAGAGCAATATACTAAAATCACTCGTGAAATAATCTTCCGAAAATCAGATACCATACTAACGCAAAAATGAACACAATAAATGCGTCCACCAGATACCCTCGTAGTACAATGATCATCAGTATAGCAAATATGTATGCTACAATCGTCCCAATAATGTTATTCATACTATATTTTTACAACTAAATTAAATATTTGTCAACAGATAAACAAAAAATATAAATTTAAGTACAATAAATTAGATATTAAATAAGGAGTTCTATGTCAGTCAAGCATCCAGATGCACAAACAAGTCCACTAGCTAAACAAATGAGAGAATTCGCTCAGACTAATTCTAACGGTGTTGATACAGAAATGTGGGAGCAGGGTTGTGACGAGTCAAATGAAATTGGTTCACAGCGATATGGTAAAGGTAAATCAGACTAATTTAGGAGTTACAATGGGAACTATTAAACAAATGATCGCTGCTAAGAAGATGATGAATAAAACAAAACCTGAAAAAGGCGAGACAAAGAAACACGAATATACTGAGACTAAAAAAATTGAGAAGACCGAAAACAAAAAACCAAAGGTTATGTCTAAATCTGTAGCTGTTAAGAAAGCAATTGCTGGTAAAGATATGGGCAAGCCGGGCAAGAATTTCTCTATGATTGCCGCTAAAGCTGGTAAAGAGTACGGTTCTGCTGAAGCTGGTAAAAAAGTTGCAGGAGCAATCTTTCAAAAGATGAGAAGGAAAGGAACACTTTAATGCCATTAGGTAAAAATGTTTCATCTAACATTAAAGAACTTTACAAAGACAATAAGAAGTCAGGTAAAGCTCGTGGAGCAAATGGTAAACCTCGTAGTAAGGCTCAGATTATTGCTATTGCCATGAATGCTTCAGGAAAGAGTAAAAGTGGGAACAATAAAAAATCAACAAGATCTAAATAAGATAAAGAAAATCACTCAAAAACAATGGGAGAAAAACCCAATGGACGATAAGATTGATGAAAAATTTAAGATCGTTGAAGGTTCAAGTAGAGATAAGAAAGCTGATAAAAGAAATACTGGTATTTTCAATGCCAATAGAAATAAACCAAAGAAACAAATTCTAAAGATTTTAATCCAAAAAAACAAAGGCAAATAATGGCATATGATATACCTCAACCTATAAAACCAGAAACACTCAAGGAAGAGAAAAATGAGATTATTGATGATGTTTTAACATCGTTTCAACGCTCGTATAGAGAAAAGATCGCTAAGGAGAGACTGTTTTTGGAGGTATATCGCAGATATCGTTCTTATTTAGAGATCACTCAGTCAGTTTCAAGATCAACTTTATTTATTCCTGAATCATTTACTATCGTAGAGACTGTAGCCCCTAGAATGACCGCTAGAAAGCCTTCTTTCAAAGTCCTTCCAAGAGAATCTTCTGATATATCACAAGCCGATAGAATCGGTAGTCTTTTAGATTATCAATATGACAAATGCAATCTTCAACAGAAGATAAAGATGATGGTCAAACAGGGTCTTATATATGGAACTTCTTTTATGAAGATAGGTTGGAACTCAGTAGATGAACTTCCAGAAGTAGAACCTGTAGATATCGCTGATATATTTGGTGATCCAAGAGCTTCTAAGTGGCAAAATGGTTATATAATTCATCGTTATTATAAGAAACTTGAAGACTTAAAATTATCTAAAGTAAAATATATTAACTTAGATAAACTTGAACTTAGAATGACCTCAACTATCAGAGATGATCGTTTGAGACAAGACCGAAACACTATTCAAAGTTTGCCAATTGAACCAAATATAGACGGAATTGAAATACTTGAGAAATGGTATCGAAAAGATGGTAAAGTAAAAGTTTGTACTATCGCTGATAGATGTATCTTAATTAGAGAAGAAGAATCACCTCTACCACTTGATAGATATCCTTTCTTGGTTTTTTATGATCAGGAAGTACCATTTGAAAAATGGGGTATTGGTGAAATTGAGCCTATTCTTGATTTACAAGATGAGGAAAATACTACTAGAAATCAGAGAATTGATGAGAAGAATTTATCTATTCATAATATGTGGATTGTTTCAAAGTTAGCTGGAATTGACTATCAGACACTTGTTTCAAAACCGGGTGGAATTATCCTAGCTAATGATATCAATGGTATCAAAGCTCACGAAAAACAAAATATCACTCAGGATTCTATTCTTGAAATCAATATGATTAAGAAGGATATCCAAGACACTACTGGTGTCACTAACGAGGTTCGTGGTGGTGCTAATAACGGTAATCAAACAGCGACTGAGACGCTTTCAAATACTCAAGAGGCTAACCAAAGATTCTCAGATAAAATCAATAATCTTGAAATTACTCTCAAAGATTTAGGTGAGTGGATGGTTGCTTTAGATAAGGCTTTTCTTACTGAATCTACCGAAATACGCATACTAGGTAAATATGGCTATAAACAGGAAAAGATCTCTCTTAAAGATATCCGTGGTGAATATGATATTGATATTGAGACAGGTTCTTCTCTCCCAGCTAATCCTGATCTAAGAAGAAATCAGCTTATAACCCTATTGAATACTGTAGCTCCATATTTGGTAAATCCTAACGGACTTCCTGATGGCCTTCGTGAACTTATGAGAAACGTCATCCAATCTTTTGATATGAAAAACGCTGATGAGATCTTACAAGGTGCTGAACATCCTCTAGTTAATCAAGCACAAGCTACCCTTCAATCAGATGAAATGCAGGGTGTAAATCCTCAAGAAGTTCAGGCTCTTATTAAGCAGAAACTTATGGGTATGGGTGCTCTAAATCAACAACAACCAACTCAACAAGCGACTGTACAAAATGGTACTAATCCTCAGTCACCAACAGTCGTATAACAAAGTAAAATAAAGTTGCTAAAATAAGATGATGAAATTTTTTAATTTCCAAAAAGACGATAAAGAGTCAAAAATAGAGAACCTTAAAAAGCGTTGTGACGATGCTGAAGCAATTTTGACGATGAAGAAGTCAAAAGGTTGGAAGTTGATAGAAAATCTCTTACAAGAACAACTAGAGGCTTATAAGGCTGAACTCTTAGTAGGTTGCAAGAACTATGAGGAATATCAAGAGAAAAGAGGAAAGGCTTGGGGAATTTCTATCTTATGGGCTGATGTTGAGGATTATATTCGTCAAGGTGAAGAAGCATCGGAAGAATTAGACCGATTAAAGGATTAACGCATACCTATAGGGTCATCGTCCCCTATGGGTAGCCGCTAGTATTTTAATCCCAGAAGGGTCGCCCGCCAAAGGCGTAAAAAGGAGCAATATGGAAGACGAAATCGTAAGTGCGGAAACTGAAACCGCAGTGGACTCGCAACCACAGGAACAACAGACTGTTGAGGACGCAAGTCAAGACGATAGTGTGGCAACAGAGCCAGTTGATGAAATAGGAGTACCGCTAAGAAATCGAGAAGCGGAAGCACACAGGAAAGCACTGAAAGCCCTTCAGAGCCAACCTGAAACTAATGTTTCATCAGAGGATGAAGCTATCAAGATTGTTGAAGGAATTGCCCTTAAAAAGGCACAAGAACAGGTTGCTAAAAGCATTGAACCTTTACTTGTAAAACAGTTTCTTATGGAAAATCCTGATGCAAGCGAAATGGTGGACGATATTATTAGAATACGCCAACAATATCCAGAACTGGCAGGAGTAGACAAACTCGATTTAGCCTATAGAATTGCACGGTCAGATAGACAGGATGCACTTGTAGCTAAGAAACTTGAACAAGGGCTATTAGAAAAACAACAAATTAAAGAAAAATCATCCCAAGCTGGAGTTGAGGGAGCAGGAAGTTCCAAAAGCGTAGGAAACTCACTTATTGATAAGATAAATGGTGCTAATACTCTTGCAGAGTTACAGGCTCTCGAAAAATCTATTACGGGATAGAAAGAATTAAATGGCTTATATTGGTAATCAAACGTCCAATTTGGACATCACAGTCCGTCAGTACTACGATAAACTGGCTCTTATGACACTTCAGAACAATGTTGTTCTTTATCAGTTCGCAGACAAGAAACCTCTTCCAGAAAAAAGTGGTGGAGCTATCTTCTGGAACAGATATTCAAATTTTGATGAAGTAACTACTCACCTTTCTGAAGGTGTTCCACCAACAGTTATTCAGCTTTCAGCTGTTAATGTTTCGGCTACTTTGGTACAAGATGGTTTCGTTACTGAAATCTCTGACTTGCTTGATATGACAAATATCACGGACAATGGTAAAGCAGCTACTGAGCGTCTTGCAGAACTTGCAGCTCGTTCTATCGACTCTTACATCCGTCGTGAAATCTACAACACTGCTGCAAACAGTGCTACTCCTACTGCTCCAAATTGCTATTTCCAAGTTTTCGATGGTGGTTCAACTTACGGTACAGTTTCAGCTCTTCCTTCAACTTCAGCTCGCATGACGACTGCTGTTATCCGAAACGCTGTTACTAAGCTTAAAGTTGCTAATGTCAAACCTTTGGTTGGTGAGGATTATATCCTTGTAGTCAATCCAAAGACAGCTTCAAGACTTCGTGCTGACTCTGTATGGCAGAACGCCAACCAGTATTCAGGTGTCTTTGCTGAAAAGATCTTCCGTGGTGAGTCTGGTCGTATTGAAGGTGCTAGAGTTGTTGAATCAACAAATATCCCTTTCTTTGCTTCATCGACTACAAATGGTACACTAGTATCTACATCTGATACATCTGCTTTCTTCTCAATCCTTTTGGGTCAAGGTGGCGTTGGTGTTACTGAGATGGCTGGTGGTCTTCAGACTTACACAGTAAGTGGTGCTGACAAGGCTGATCCATTGAATCAAAAAACTCAATATGGTTGGAAAATCTCTTGGGTTTCTAAGGTTCTTAATTACAGTTGTGCTTGCGTAATTGCGACCACGGACTGATAGACTTTACAACATAACAAAATTATGATAAGATTGGGTTAGACTAAAAACTAACCCTTTTTTATTTGGAGGAATTATGAAAAAAATTGAATTAACACAGAGTAAGTATGCTTTCGTCAGTGATGAAGACTATGATAGACTTAGTGAATTTTCTTGGTTTATTGACTCTAGAAATGGATATGCTTGTAGAAATATAACAGTATCTTATAGACCAGCTAAACAAAGAAAAGTCTTTATGCACAGAGAGGTTTTATGTCTACCAATTATTACAGAAAAAAATAGATATGTGGATCATATTGATGGCAACAGATTAAATAATCAAAGAAATAATCTTAGAGTAGCAACAACTAAAGATAACGCTGGTAATAGATTTAACTCAACAAATAGTTCTGGTTATAAGGGTGTTACTTGGAATAAACGATCAAAGAAATGGAACGCACAAATTAAGAAAGATGGTAAGTCGATAAACCTTGGTTATTTTGTTGAAATACTTAATGCTGCAACTATATATAACAATGCCGCTAAAGAATATTATGGAGAATTTGCATATTTAAATACTTTGCCAGATAATTATGTCATTACAGAGACAGGTAAATGGGACGGAAAAGTAAAGCCACGAAGCATTTCTGGCTATGTTGGCATAAGTAAATGCAAACAAACTGGAAAATGGACTTGCAAATTAACTAAGAACAATAAAAAGTATTGGCTTGGAAGATTTGAACGGCTCGAAGATGCTATTGAAGCAAGAGAGAATAAAATTAAAGAATTATGATAAACAAATCACTTAATTTAAGTTATAATAAAGAAAATAAGATGAAAGGAAGACGATGACTTTTTCGATTATAGTGCCACTTTATAAGCAAGGGTATAAAACTCTTGATAAGTTTTTTATGCACTTGAACGAACAAGATTACAAGAAATTTGAAGTAATACTTGCTTATAATTCACCAGATGAGAACACAAAAAAAGCTACACAACGTATTCTAAAATCTAAGATAGTCAAAAAGATGACTATTATCGAGGTAGATGCAGGATATGATGAAAAGTTAGGACGTGGTAATCACTGTAGGGCTTTCAACAAAGGTGCTGAAATTGCCTCAGGAGAATATTTACTTTTTCTTGATCCTGATGTCTATTTATATCCCGGTATTTTAAGAGAATATAAAGACGCGTTTGACTCTTCTAAAGCTGATTTTGTATATGGTGATTATGACTTCGACAATAACGCTGGAAGAATTTCTGGACGTAAGTATAGTGAATACGAACTTAAATGTGCTAATTATATTTCTGGTGCATTTCCTATCAAAAAGAGTTATTTCAAAGGTTGGGACGAAAACCTTCAGTCTCTACAAGATTGGGATATGCGTCTAAATGCTGTTGACGCTGGAGCTACAGGATTTTATATTGGCAGACCTTGCTTTACGACAGATATGCCTCAACCTGATGGAATATCTTCTCACTCTGCAAAAAACTGGATTGAGACTTGGTCTAAAATCAGAGAAAAGCACAACTTTCCTGTATCAAAAATTGCTGTAACTTCTCTTGGTGCTCCAATGCACGCTACTCGTACAGCTGAGATCTTAGGAGTAGATACACGAGTACAGTCTAATATAGTAAACTTCAAAGAACATAACTATGAGACTATTTATTTATTAGGTTTTTATCCTCTAGCGTGGCAAGCACATTTAGGATTATTCTATAAAAATGGTGTCATTATAGATGGAGAACTATCAACAAAGAAAAGAGTGATTCACTTCATTGGAACTGATATATTTCAATTCCAGCATAAACTTTCGTGGAGTGCTTGGAAAAATATGCTTCAGATTCTAAATGCAGAAGAGATGGACTTCAGAATTCTATGTGAGTGCGAACAAACTCAGAAAGAGTTATCCGAATTAAATATAAAAGCTGATATAGTTCCTATCCCCCCAACTAGACTATATGATCCAATAACTCTTCCGAAAGAGTTTACTATCGGAGTTTATACTAATCCAACTCAGGATATGTATTTTGAGAACTTCATGTACGAAATAGCCGATGCAATGCCTGATATTAAATTCAAATTCTTCGGAACTGAATCAATGAAAGGGAAAGTTGAGGATAATAAAGAGTGGATGGGTTGGGTAAATATGGACGAGTTTCTTCCAACTATCTCGGCCATGGTGCGTCTGACAGTTCACGATGGTCTTCCATTAGGACCAATAGAGGCTATGACTATGGGCAGAAACGTCTTAACTTCAATGCCACTGAAACACGGCCTAGTTGCTGAATACGCAGGTGGTGAACCAATCAAAGAAGACATCGTAGAAAAGATACGTCAACTTCAGGAAATGCCTTGTAACGTGGAAGGAGCTAATTATTGGAAGAAGGAGCTTTCACATGATCTCTACAAAGAACGAATACAAAAGTATGTTTAGTATTATAATGCCTTGTTATAACGCTGCACCTTATATTGCTGAGGCAATAAAATCTTGTCTCTATCAAACATGTGGAGACTTTGAACTTATAATAGTTAACGACGGATCTACAGACTCAAGCAAAAAAATAATAAACTATTTTCTAAGTCAGAGTGAAAAAATACGATACTTTGAAAAAGAAAATGGTGGTCCTTCTTCAGCGATGAACTATGGTATTGAACAAGCAAAAGGTGAGATTATCTTATTTGTTTCTGCCGATGATATCCAATTGCCGAATAGACTTGAAGTTATAAAAGAGACTTTTAAGAATAAAATAGACTTTTGTTATTCAGGATATAATCACGCCAATATAAAAGCTCAACCTTGGGAATATGTCTCACCCAAACATCTAACTTATGAGAATATAAAAAATAATGTTTGTATGTCTGGAGGAGCTATCTCTGGACGTAAATATGTTTTTGATAAAATAAAATTTAGAGATGTAAAAGTAAACGAAGATATGGGACTAGCTCTCGATCTTTTCAAATCTAAATTCAAGTACGCCATGATAGATGTGCCTCTTTTTAACTATCGTTTATTGCCAACAGGTATGTCATATTCTCGTAAAAAAGAAGTAGAAGAAATAACAAAACAAATTATAAAGGAGATTGATGAAGAAACTAAAAATACTAGTATTGAGTGATCAAGATAGTGGTGTTTTTTTCTATAGATTACTACAACCAGCGAACTCTTTGGCTAAACAAAAAAAGATAATACTTCATCACCCACCTTTCTTTGGTCAGAATGCTAGTCACCTAACAAATTATTTAGAATTTAGTGATTATTATAAACTTGAGTGTAAATGGGCTGACGTTATCTTCACGACGACACCTCAGAATAGAGAGTATTTGGCTCTTATTTTAGCTATGAGAGATATTGGTAAATGTAAACTTGTAATAGATATAGATGATGATCTTTTAGCAACCGCGACTGAACCAAACTCACCTGCATATAAAGCCTATCAAGATAAAAATTCACGCTTTGCTGAATATGCCCAACTTGCTTGGAGAGAAGCTGACCTTTTGACAGTATCGACGGAATATATCAAAAAAAAGTATAACTCGATTAATCCTAATATAGTTGTGATAAAAAACTGCATTGATGAAGAATTTTTCAAACAAGAATATTATAAGCCTGACGATATAACTATTGGATTTGCTGGTTCTGGAAGTCACCAAAAAGACTGGGAAATGATCGATCCTCAAATAAAAAAACTTAAAGAAAAATATAAGTTCAAGGTGAAGATGTTGGCTCCTCTAAATTCTGATATCTTAGACGGTCAGATAAAATGGGCTGAGATGCTTCAATATCCTCGTGCTTTAGGCGAAATGGGATTCACTATCGGAGTTGCCCCTTGTAAGGATTCTTTAATGAATAGAGCCAAATCTAATCTGAGATGGTTAGAGTATACTGCATTTGGTATTCCATGCGTAGCAAGCGATGTAGTGCCTTTTAGAGGTATAGAAAACGTACTATACGCAACCGAGCCAGAAGATTGGTATAACCAACTTGAAAAGCTTATAAAAGATGAGAATTTGCGAACAGATCTCGGTAAAAACGCTAAAATAGAAATGAAGACTAATTTTGTGCTATCACAAGAAAGCGTAAAGCTCTATGAACGAATCAAATCCCTCTATATTTAGAAGTCAGGTAGAAAACGTAGAAACACCAGCGGAAAGCATACGAGTTGATAATCCTGTAAATAGTCCTGCTCCTATGGCTCATGTAGAGCCGACTTTTATGCAATATAAATCTGTTACTGGTAGACCATTTACGTCTGAATATTTTCAGTTAGGTGATTCTCTCAATCATTTACCTGCTTCAGAACAAAATAAAGTTAATATGATTGAAAGTTATTTAGATTCTAAAATTCGTTCTCGTCAGTATAAAGATAATACAACTTCAGCTAAGGAAATCATTGGAGAACTTGAGACAAAACTTAATCTAACCGAAAATCACGATCCTTACGAAAGAATAGATAAAATAGTTGATTTAATTGGACTTATTGACCCTATAGAAAAAAAAGAGATTGTAAAAGATATTCAACCTCGTAAATTAGTAACTCTTGAAAATAAAGTAAAGAAATTAGAACAAGTCATTGAAAGAAAAGACGTTTTACACAAAAGAGTTTTGGAAAAACTAAGAAGTGGAAAATCAGAGCCTAAAATTGAGTATAAACAACCAAACAATACTAGCTTAATTGAGAAATTATTAGCGAGATATCAATGATACCAACACCTATAACCGAATTAACTGAGCAAGAAATACAAAATCTTTCTTTTGATCAAGACTATGATGTTTTGGTTGCTGAACTTTTGGGAACAGATGGAACTAATTTAACTAGAATAGCGGTTGATTCTAGTGGATATTTGAAAGTAACAATATGATAAAAAATCCTAAAACAGAATTAACACCGCAGAATTTACAGAACTTATCTTTTGATAAGACTTTTAATGTACTCGCTATTGAGGCACTAGGTTTTGACTCATCAACCTCAAGTCTTGTAAAAATTGCAACAGATGCAAATGGTAAAGTTAAAATTGACCCAACTAATTTAGATACTAGATATTTACTCCTTGACCAAACTTCCCAACAGACAATTATAAACGGAATACCAATCTTTTCTGGTGCAGGTGACCAATATCTTTCAGTAGTATCAACCGACCATAACATATCTGGAATAAAATTAACTCGTTCTAATTTTCTAACTGACGCATACAAAGACTTCTTAATTTACAATACTGGCGGAGTTTTAAACATAGACCACGCAGTAAGTAATACCCAAACAACCGCTCTATCATATAATGGCACTAATCAATGGGATTTCCAGACTAATGGTATTTTAACTACTGGCACACTTGGTTGTGGAAATATAACATCTGGTAGTGTAGCTGCTACTGGTAGTATAATGGCTACTGCCTATGGTTCTACTGGTGCTCAAATTATCGGTCGTGCTGCTGCTGGAACACTTGCATCTCCCACAGCAACTGCTCTCGACCAATACATTTTGTTCTTTGGTGGTCGTGGATATGTGACTGACTTCTTGTCTACTTCTCAAGGTCTATTCGGCATCAAAGCTGCCGAACTCTTTACCGCAACAAATCAAGGTACATATAGCACAATCGAAACCACAGCTATTGGGAGTACTACTAGAACTGAAAAAGTTAGAGTGGCTGACTTTGGCGTTGGTATGTTTCCTTCAAATTTACCTTACACAGGCTTCGGTAGGGCGAGACTTCATTTATACGACGACAAAACTGCTGGTGATGTAGCAATGATTATCGGTAATGCTGGGAATACCACCGACACAGTACCAACCGCTTCATTACAATTTAGACTTCGTGACGCTGTAACTGATATAGGAGCTTCTGCCCAAATTCAAGCATATAAAATAGGAACTTATGCAAATGCCGCAGCAAGAAATGCTGGAATGAGGTTTGGAGTAGAAACTGCTGATACACTCGTAACCGCACTTGATTTGAGTTCTACTGACGCTACTATAACTGGTTATGTAAAGGGGACAAGTGCAAAGACTGCTCTAAGTTCTCTTGCGACATCTTCACTTAGGTTTAATGGTGCTGACGGTAAAGTAACTATTTCAGATGTTACAGAATTAAATGCCGTAACTACTTTTACATATTCAACTTGGCTCACCCAAGATTCACTTTCTAACCTGGATACTCTATTTTCTAAGCCAGAAGCAACTGCCTCATCAAACTCACTTCGTATAAATAGAAATGGTGCGACCACTTTTAATGTTCAAATTTACAATGGAACGACTGCTGCTTATGGTACTTTCAATCCCGCAACATATATGACTGCTGGTAGACTTCATCATCTAGTAGCTGTTTACGACGGTGGTGGAGCAACTAACGATGATAAATTAAAAGTTTATATTGACGGAGTGTTAATTGCCCTAACTTTTACAAGTACAATACCTGCCATTACAAATGACACTACTGGACAAGCCGCTATAATTTCTCAAGGTACTTCAAGTCTTGCTTGGTTAGGTAATATAAAAGACACTCGTATATTCTCAACTGCTCTAAGTGCTGCTAATGTTCTTGCTCTTTACAACTCTGAATACACAACTTCGATGGTTCATCAATGGAAAATGACCGAGGGCAAAGGACTTGTCGCTACTGATACTGGTTCAAATCCTGTCAATGGTGTCATTTCTGGTGGTGCAACTTGGGTTATTAAAGAAGATATTTCTATCAATAGGTACTTAAATCAAGGTAGGCTAAATCTTCCAGTTGGAACTACACAGGAAGATGGTATATTCTTTGGTAAAGATACTTGGTTGTATCGTTCTGCTGCTACTTCTTTAACTATGAATGGAAGTCTAACAGTTGGTGCTAATACTGCTCCGACACAAAGACTTGAAGTAACACAAACTTCTGCTGGTGCTTTGGGTTCAGTCGCATTTTTAAGAAACTTAGATTCAACTGCCAATACCGCTGTATCGTTACGTCTTTCTCCGTCAACTTCTTCCGCTCGATACGCTGAAATAGTCTCAACTAACAATGGTTCAAACGCTTGTGATTTACATTTTGTTACTGGTAGCGGTGCTACAATCACTGATAAATATGTTATCTCTGGTGTTGGTGTTCATACCTTTACAGGAACTACTGTTGACTTCACAGGTTGTACTTCGGTCAAAGTCCCTGCTCCTTTTGGTGTGGGAACCGGAGTGTTGACACCTATAACCGATTTTGAAGTTATGGGCGTTAATCTTCCAGGTACTATCAATCTTTCAAATTCAAGTGGAACGATTGTTGCAGGTAATATATTAGGTTCACTTTCATACTATTCACGAGATAACTCTACTGGAGCTTCAGGGGTAACCGCTTCAATTAAAGCTGTCGCACTTATAGATTTTGTGGGGACAAACTCAACAAAAACTGCTCTAGATTTTTACACCAGAACTGATGGCGGAGCTGAAACACAAAAGGTAAGAATAGATGATACTGGAAGATTGATTGTTAGTGGTACTTCTGCAATCTATAAATTACAAACAAATGAAGGTGCTATCGCTTCGGTATCTGCTGTTGGAGATGTAGGACTTTACTTTAACGCTTCCGAGGGTATTCAATCGGTAAACGCTGCTAATAACGCTGTTAAACCTTTAACTATTCAACCTTATGGCGGTGGGCTAGGAGTCGGAACTTCAATCATAAGCGGTCTATTCCAAGTTGGTGTAAGAGCTGGGGTTTATACCGCTACTCTTTCAAATGTAGGTAATTTCTTTGGGTTAGACACGACCGCTGGGCAAATGGCTATATATGCAACTGATACTGCTGCTGTAGATAAAGGTGCTTCAATGTCCTTTGGTGGTAGAAATACAGTAAACTTTGGAGGAGTCGGAAACGCTAGTCCTTACATTTTTGCCGCTGTTCGTGGAGCGAAGGAAGGTGCTGCTAATACTTTCAATGGGTATCTATCTTTCTTAGTAACTGACGACACTTCAGCTATTCTCGAAAAAGCTAGAATAACAAGTGCTGGTTACTTCGGATTGAAAACTACTGCACCAAACTCTACTTTTCATTCTGCTGGTTCTTTCGCTACTGCTACCAACGTACTTTCTGGAGATACCACTTTAGACGCTACTCATCAAATAGTTATAGTTTCCGCACTAGCTACCATTACTCTGCCAACTGCCGCCAATATAACAGGCAGACAATATAATATTATAAGAAGTGGAGTCTCAAACGTAACAATTGCTACAACTTCAAGTCAAACAATATCAGGAGTTTGCCCTATCAATCCT